AGGCCGAGGGCGGGGTGGTGGCTGAAGTAGCCGGACGCGAGGCGGTGGAGGGCAGAGCGGCGCATCGTGTCCTCCTCATGCCTGGCGCTGGGCGACGCGCGTGGGCTCGCTCTCGGACGTTTCGTCGAGATGGAGGGCGTATGCGTGGAAAGCTAGGACCGCGCCGAGGGCGGCGAGGTAGGCAACGATGGTGGTGAACCGAGAGACGTTCTGCATCTTCGCTCCGTGTAGTTGACGGAGTAAAGATTACCTACAGGTATTTTTTATAACAATACCTTTGGGGTGGGCCGGTTGTAGAGATTTGTGACCGCCGACGCTAAGCTTGTATGTGCGGGCGGAAGGCAGGTATTTGCCGGACAGCATTTGCGGTTTGCTAAATACCGGCCGCCGATGTCCGGCGGGGCTTCATGTCCCTAGTCTTTGCCGGTAGCAAAAAAGGCTTGTTTTGAGTAGTAGGGGAAGCGCTCCGGATAGCGTGTTCGGTACCCGCTGTCGAGGGCGTCGATGAGTTCTTCTGTTGTCCAGGATATCTCGGCCAAGACGGGGCTCTCCCCGTCCTGCTTAACAAACTCGCTAGTGGTGAAATTCTTCAGGGAGATGGCCTGGCGGAGAGATACGATCGGCCTTGAGAATTCCGAGTCGTCAAACAGACGAAGTCGAAGAATTCGCCTCTCGACTGACTCTAGCGAGACAAGGACATGACGGCCGTCAACGCCCGAAAACTCTTCTGCACAATGAAGCGAACAAGCTGCGGCTTCGATCTCGCGCAGTTTGGCGAAGATCTCGTCGAGTTCGGAGCGGACTTCTTTTCTACGCTCTCGTGCTTCACCGAGGAAGTGGACAACCACCCAGCCGGCGATGACGAGAAGCCATGTAATGAACTGGGGCCACACAGGTTGCGATGCCGATCCCACGTTAGCGATCAAGCCTCAGTCTTGGGCTGAGCTTCGCGGATGTAGCCTTCCACTTCGGCAATGATGCTGGGGCGCGAGGAATGGAATTCGAGCACCCGAAGAGCGTGTTCTTTACTCGTTCGACGCTCGCGTACCAAGCCTCCGAAAGCCTCCTCGAGGAACGAAGAGCCGTACGCGCGAGCGCCATCGAAATCGATAACGATGCGATCCTCATCGTTGATGATCGGAGCCAAATATTCTTCGCGGAACCGCTGGCCGCTGTTTGGGCCGTCTTCAAAGAAGCGCCCAGCCGGGTACCGAGAGAAGTCGGTAGCGACACGGATGGTCTTCATCATCATTTCGTAAGTGGAATACGCCAGTTGATAAGTGTACCGAAGATGCTATCACGGTACTCGTGAGTCGTCGTACGCGTCCCGTTCTTGACGTACGCCCCCCTGTTGCTGTGGATCACTAGGCGACTTTCGGGAGACTTCGTCACAATGTCGAGCAATTGTGTGAGGCCGCGTCCGCGCCCCGCTTGCGCGGTCCGTGTAGCGCCAAGCTTCACAGCCTCCTCAATCACATTGTGATCCCTCGTTCTCCCGAGCGTTGCCAGGTAACTCCATATGCTCGGATGCGTATATGGGAACGTTTCTGGTATTCCAACTCCCAGATCGCACAGAACGACGGAAAGGTATCCGTCCTTCGCGGTTGAGAACATCCACCAGTGCTTGCTCTGTTCGTTCAACTCTAGGCCGTCGGCGCGCCTACCACTATATGCATGATGGATGACATTGGTCATGCCTTCCGTCATGCCCACGTACAGGGCCTCGTGTAGCGGCGGCGCCAAGCCACCTTCAAATGGCTTGCCTACCAAGCTTTCATATTTCTCACCGTCGACAGTAACGCCGGTCGCGAAGTGCCAGTGCACCACATCTTGCTGGGACGGAACGATTCGGTTCCTGCAGCCGAGGAAATCGAGGAGCCCGATCTGCTTGAGGACTTCGGCGACTTTCATGTTCCGCGGTAGACCGCAGTTGATCCTCACCGTTGGATAGTGCGCACGAAGGCGTCGGATTTCTGCGTACAACAGTAGCATCCCGTCAGAGAATGCCCGGGTGGTACCAGCGAAGTCCACTACCGTATTCCGCAGCTCTTTTCCGACGTATTGCCTAAGCAAAGTTATGGCGTTCAAAAGCTCGCTACGGTGCTGCGGATTGTTAAGGCGGATCTGATCAGGCAGTCGGACTCTCGACCACGGAACAGGCCGTTCGTTACGTCGCGCTCGGTGGTGGAAGTGAGGCAGGCTTAGAAAGCGCGCCCGTTTATCTAGATAGAGCTTTCTCTTAAGGGAGAGCTTTTTCATGTACTTGCAATGTGTCCTGCGTTGGCGTTACTCGTCCCACAGCTCACCGCAATGGTAATCCCTGTAGTAGCGCCATCCGCCGACAGCGATGGCGAGAATCAATAGGGCTATCGGAATCCAAAACATCCATAACATCTGAGGCTCACAGACCAACTTCGGGCTGACGCCTTTCATGATCGAGCACGGTAGATCATTGACGAACCAAGCCAACACTAGGCTCGCCAAGGCTATCAATCCAACCTGACCGCCCTCGGCAAGATAGCGAAACTGACGCGGGATGCGGTCGCGGCGCTTGCCGTACTGTCTTGCCATGATGGGCCCCTAGCAATTGAGAGATGCGAAGATGTTGTCACACTGGTTTCCATTGACATGCCCCTTTGGGAGGGGCGACGCCTGAATTTTTCTTACATCAGTCGAAAAACCCATGTAGATCTCCGCGGCGTCCGGTGGTTTTCGGCATAACGATGTCCGTGGTGTATCTCCAGATCCTCGTCGGTGTTCCGGTGCAGGCCTAGCTCTTGTACAGCGCCCGCAGAATGGGCCCCGCCTCCTCGGGAGGGCGGTGTGCGATTTCCTCCCACAGCGTGAGCGTGATTTCGCAAGCGTCCTGTTTGTTCGCGTCGGGAGCGGTCGGGTTATCTAAAACACGAATTCGCGAGCCATAGCGCTGCCCGAGCCGAGTCATGATGGGCCTCAGTTTGTCGCGGAGGAACGCTTGGCTGGCTTGCGGCGCTTGCGCTGAGGTCTGCAGGAGTTCGATGCGGGCGTTCGTGAGGGCGTTATACGTTGCCTCGGAAGGCACAAAGTTCTGCGCGGTGTGCCCATAGATCTTGTTGTAACAAGCGATGGGGTCGCGTTGTTGGATTTCGCGGGTACCTAGCGCTTGCGCGGTGGCCCAGCGCACAACGACTGCATCCGGTGCTGTGGTGACGCGCTGGTTGATGATCGAGTCAACGGTGGTCAAAACCAAGTTCGTTACCTGCACCTTCCTATCCGGCGCGCGGTCGTCAACAGCCGCGATCCGCTTAACGAGATTCTCGAATTCCTGCGGCGCGTTGGTCGCAAGCGCATTCCCGAGAGGCGCCTTTTTGAGCTCTTCGGCAACGGAGCGCTCTCGTTCGAAGGGGCTGACAGAGTTGGCATATTGACCGAGCACGCCGAAGAAAATCCAGATCGCTGCAACTACAATTTGTTGTTTGCCAGTGGGCGGCTTTTGCTTAAGCAGGGCTCTCTTGCCACGAAAAATCGCGACCATAAGCGCGCCAAATATCAGTGCTGCAGCTACATGCTGGACGATGAGTTCGATCGCCATATTCCCCAACCCCATTTTTGTTGTGTAGGACGTGCCCCTTATTTTGGAAACAACATGGGGCGCTTAATAATACATGGCGGAGGGGACCACTATGTGCCCACGGATTCGATTGTGGGATCCGCCATGATTCGCTCTAGCGAAACCTCTACCGCGACGAGCAGCTCATTGCCCTCGAGCAACATCTCTTCTGAAAGCGCACTGACGTTCGCAGCGAAATATGCCGCTTCTTGGCCGGCCGGCGGCATCCAAGCCGACACCTGAGCGCGCGCGTTCCGGAATAGCTGAATGGCATTCAGCGTATCCAGTTTTGTCTGCGGCGTTGCTCGTCCTGGCTGCCGTACGAGTTCCCATAGGCAGTTCGCCACAGTTTCGATGTGCAGCTGTGTGATGCTCAACAGGATGGCCGTGGTCTCCGGCGACGCGCGCAACTGTTTGCTGAATGCGAGACGTAGCATTCGCTCGCAGCGGTGATAGCGCGCAGTGGCATCGTTCCATTTTTCCTGCAAAGTAGCTTGCATAGCTTCGTCTAAGGCTCCTGGTTGGTGATGGGGTGGATGGTGGGGACGCATGCGCGTGTCGAGGGGCTGTGGCTCAGAGCCTTGCTCTTTCGCTCGCAGCTTGATCGCAAGACGCAACTGCATCGCAGCGTCGGCGGCCTCGGTTAGCTTGTGCCTGTAGAAGCCGCCGACGACGAAGGCTGGCTTGTGCACGGGCGAGGTCGGTTTCAGGATCAGCGCGACGCCGTCGTATGCATCGCTCTGAATGTGCTCGAGCAACAGAGCCACCGCGCGATCGAGGTCACGCCGATACGCCACAGCGAGAGGCGCGTCCTGTGTATTGCTCTGGCTCGATGGAGGTCTTCCAGGCGGTGTGCGCGTGCCTGGCTGAGGAAACGGAATGAGGATGCCCATTGTTGATTCGACTGACGGCCCGCGCGGGCAGTCATGTTGTTGGTGGGCGGCCAACAATAGAATAAGAATCCTCCTATTCGTTTCCTGCTCAACAGGAAACAAAAAATCCCGCCGAAGCGGGATTCTTCAACTGGCGCGCTTGCGCTGCGCCTTTGTCTTGGGAAGCGGGGGGTAGCCGTAGTCAGATGGCTCGGCAACTTCTGCCGGAGCTTCCTCGAAGCGTTTTGCCTTCGGTCCATCTGATCCGACAAGCCGCGCGCCACTTTTAAGCTGCTTCTTTGCTGCAAGCACTGCTTCAAGAGTCGCAATCGCTGCTTCGATGTCTCGTTCAGAAAGATCATTCAGCGCACTGATTGCCAGTGCGCCAAGGTCGGGGGCCGGCGGAGCCTTGTCTTCTGCATCGAGAGAGAGAGGCGGCAGGTGGAGCGCTTGTTCGATCTCGCGCGCGACGTCTTCACCGATGCGCTTGCCGCCGGCTTTGCCTTCTTCGTACAGCATGCGCCCGACGTATGACTGCGCCTTGCCGATTGCTTGGGCGAGTTTGACGATCGAGCCCTCGAAGCGAGAGACGCGAATCTGGTCCAGCCGCTGCCGACGTCGTTCGTACTTATCCATTCTTTACAAATTCCGGCCCTGTTTTTCGCGGATACGGCCCGCCAGGGTATTGAGATAAAAAATACCCGTGGGTACCATCGTCGCATGGAAAACCTGCGGGCTTACTTAAACGCAATGTCGCCGGACGAACAGGCGAATTTTGCGCGCTTGTGTGGCACGACCATCCGCTACTTACGGAAGGCAATCAGCCTTCGCATACGGCTGGGGCCGATGTTCTGCGTCGGCATCGAGAGGGAGACGCGTGCGCTTGTTACGCGCAAACACCTTCGTCCCGACGACTGGCATTTGATCTGGCCCGAGCTCGTCTCCGCCCGAGCGTCATCCACACGGATACATCAGCGGCCAATGCGGCCCAAGCCTCGAATGATACCGGCTGCGGGACTTATGGCTCGTCTTCGACGCATTCGTCGCAGGAGCACCCTCTGCGCGCTGGATCGCGCCTTTCCAACGATGAGGCGAGTGTACGCGCCCGCCAGAACCGCCGGTAGTGCGACGCGCACGGCGGCCCTATGACCCCACTTTAGGAGACACCTCTTGAGCCACCACTATTCCGAAATCAATCAGCACGACGCGCTCTACTGGGTGGCGCGCGGTTATCCGGGCGGCGTTGAAGGATTGGCCGCGCGGATGGACAAATCCGCCGCGGTGCTGCGGAACAAGCTGCTGCCGCATGTGCAGACGAACTACGTGTCGTTCGAAGAGGTGTCGGTGATTGTCGAGCACGCGGAAGGCGCGGGTGTGCCGAACGCAAAGCTGCCGATTCAGGCGCTGTGCTGGCGGCACGGAATGGTGGCGATTCCGCTGCCCGAAGTGGCCCGTGAGGATCTGCCGAATACGGATCTGTATGAGGCGCTTTGCAATGTGTTGGCCGAGGTGGGGGATGTGAGCCGCGCGATGTCTGCGGCGCTGGCGGACAACCATCTGTCGGAGGGTGAGATGAGGAAGCTGGAGCGGGAGTTTGAAGAGGCGACGGCTTCTGTGATGGTGCTGCGTGAGTTGCTGCGCGTGCGTGCACAGCGTGATGCTGAGCGGCTGCAGCGGCTGCGTGGCAAGGCGTGATTGACGGTCTTTTGAAGCGCGAGAGCGCATAGGAGAAGTGATGCAAGGCTGTAAAGCGAATTGCGGTGGGGCGACGAAGTTGTCGCAGGAAGATGCCAAGCGGATCGCAAGTGTTCTGTTTGGGATGGTGGCGGAAAGTCGACCGAGCTTGACTATGCCGTTGTCCGCGCGGCTTACGGAGGTCCGCGAAACCCTGGCGCGCGAGCTGATGCTACTAGCGGAGGTTACTGAGCCCGTACAAAAAGGTAAGCGGAATAAGCCTCGATGAACTGTTCGCAGAATTGGGCCATCGCTTCGCCAGATTTTTCGTTCGCGTGCAGGCCATTCTGAAACAGGGTGGGCTGAGTTTCCAGGATCTGGTCGAGCAATTTTTCGGCGGCTTTGCGCGCCTCAAGCATGTCCAAGTGTGTCATGTGAAAAGTTGGGAGTGGTTTTCGTCGGGCGTCTGACCCCGACGACGCAGTGTTGCCGCCAGAGGTTGGGGCGGCAACCAGCAGGACCGGGTTGTATCGATTTTTGACAGGGCTAGACCGCGCATGACACAAACGCAGAGCAACACGCCACGCTTTTCACACGGTATGACGTGCTGCAAGGCGGGGCGTGTTGCTGTGGGCTTGTCGTGTGAGCGTGTCGATCAGATGTGTTGTGCATGGCACCGCATTGCGGGGGCGTTCAAGCCTCGCGGGCTGCCGGTGCTGTCGAAGTTTGCGGAGCATCTGCTGGATGCTTGCGCGTGGCCGCTGGCTGATGTGTTTTGGCCGTTCAATGCGGCTGGTGAGTCTTCTGCGCTGGCGTTGGCTTGCGCGTCGCGTTATCGCGCGATTTCAACTGAGGCGGAGCGCCTCGCTTTTCGATCCACCGTTGTTGCATCGACATCGCCGGAGTTTGTGGCGGTGTTTGATGTGCTGTGTAAGGCCGCGCCGCTGCGGCTGTAAGGGCGATTCCATGGACATTCCTATCGAGGCCGTTGGCGCTGTTTGGGCCAAGGGCAGGGCGGCTGCATTGTCTGGCCGTCCGTTGGATGAGGCGAACGAGTATCCGGCTGGCACCGCGCATCACGCGACGTGGCTGGCGGGGTATATGGGCTTGGCGCGCACGCATGGAGGCGAGGGTGTCGGCGTATCGCATCAATGATCTTGAGTTGAGCGCGCTGTCCGGGGCGGGTGCGGAGATCGCGCATCTGTACCTGGTGGCGCTGCGCCCGCGTATGGACTTCCGTACGGGCGTGGTGGGGCGCGTGGTGCGGATCTCGTATCAGGCACTGCGTGAGTGGACGGAGCGCACTGCGCGTCGTGGCGTGCGCTACCTCGCGCATGACAAGTCGAAGCTGCAACGGATGTTGGCGCAGTTGGAGAAGCTGGGGCTGCTGCGCCGGCTTGGCGGGCAGTACGAGCTTGTTTTTGCGTGCCCGTTGGCGGATACGGATTCGTGCGTCCAAAAGAAAGCCGGTCGAGGTTCGATACACCCGCAGGATGGCTATGAGTTCAATGCTGACGCGGGTTTCAAGGATGTGCCGGAGTCTGTGGATAACGCGAAAGCCGCCACACATCCGTATTCCGGTAACACCTATAAAACCAACCCCCCTAACCCCCCACGCCGGGGGCGTGAGAAGAAGGAGATCGAGTCCCCCACGCCTGCGGCGCGGGAGGATCGAAACGGCCCCCAACACCGTCGCTCGCGGCGGCACCGGCTCTCAGAGGAACGTGGTCAGAGCGCGAGTGTGGTTGGGGATGGGCTTGCAGAGAGTGAGGATGGGCAGGGCGTGGCGTGGCAAGCAGACCTTGCCTGGCCGGTTGACCTGAGAGGGCCGGAGCGGGCGCGTGTTGCACGCATTGTGGCTCGGGCACCTGCGGACATGAGGCAGGTGGTGATCGACGAATGGCGGGGCCGTATGGCGGCGGGTGGTGTGGACGATCCGTTTGCGATGCTGGCGTACCACGCGAAGCGGGCGACCGATCCGGATTGGGTGCCGTCGTATGCGGCGGCGGTGCGGGAGTCGCGCGAGCGGGCAAGGGCGCTGCGGCGCCAGCAGGAGGAGGCGCTGGCGCGGTTGCAGGCGCAGGCGGAGCAGGCGGTGGCGGGGATGCCGTGGCATGCGGGGCGGTTGCGGCAGGCGGTAGGCGTTGCGCGAGGTGCGGCATGACGGCTGAGGAGGCGTTCGACGCGGCGGGGCTGGCGGCCATCGGTAAGGCTGAGTGGCCGTCGCGGGCGGTGTTCTGGTCTGCGGTGCGGTTTGGGATGAAGGCCGTTGAGGCGGCGCGCTGGGCTGACGCTGAGGAGCGATGGTCGTCGCTGTGGCGGGTGGCGGTGGCTGAGCATTTGCCGCCGATTCCGGAGGCGCCGTTGGTGGGGGCGCCGGCGTCTGTGGTCCAGGCGAAGACGCACCTTGCGCGTATGCATGAAATCGTCGGATCGAGGAGGCAGGATGTATTGCGCTAAGCCGCGTGAAGTGACGAGGCAATCTGCATTGGTGACGAGCGAGGATCAGGCGCTCGATGATCTGCTGCTGGAATGGTTCCGCTGGGAGGCGCAGTACTCGGGCGAGAAGTGGTTTTCGAACCGGGATGCGACGTGCGGTGGATCTGCGAGCTCGCGGCAGTGGATGTCGACGGATGACATTCACGAGGCGAGCGTGGATGCGTGGCAGATGCAGCAGGTGGCGGCGGCGATGGAAGCGATCTCGGGCGACCATGCGCTGGCGATTCGGGTGGAGTGCAGGAATCGGCTTGGGCCGGGCGTGTGGCGGAACCCGCGTGCGGGGCTACGGCAGCCGTTGGCGTATGCGGCGGCGAAGGTGGCGATCAGGCCTTGGATTGTGAAATTCGGTGTCGAGTATTGATGGGGCGTGGGGCGTCGCTTAAAGTTCGGTTCGTGGGGCGACGCACGCCTGTAGGAAATGAAAAAGCCCGAGTGGAAATGCTCGGGCTTTTTTTTCGTCCATCGCTTCTCAGCAAATGTGAGTTGGCATTAAGACTTGCCGCAACGGAATTCACCCACACCGGTGGTGATGACAGAGCTGCCAAAGTCCTCGGTGATGTTCTGCCGTTCAACTTTGCCGTTTTGCATACTCAGGCGGTAGATGGCAGTCGTGCACGAACCTGGCATCGCCTTGAAGACCATCTCGTATTGCTCTCCGGCCTTGGGCATCAAGCCCGGCGCCGGGCACAGGCCCGGTTGCTTGTCGCGGATGCTTTGGCTTACGCCGGGAGCCATGGCGAACAGAATTTCGCCTGCATTTAGCTTCCCGTAGTGCATGGCCGTGCGAGCAGCCAGGGGCTTACCGGCAGGGATGATGAATTCCAGCGCACCCTCACCCGGCGGCGGAGAGTCAATCATATTGACCCGCTTCGTATAGAGATCATCGCGGCCGCCGGACACCCATGAAAAGTACGAGTCTTGTTTGCACTGGCTCATGTCGACCGAGATTAGGAACAGATTCGATACGACGGGCTCAGCCATGCGCAGGCGAAGTTTCGCGGTTTCCGGACCGGTAGCGTCTTCGTACTTCGGAACTCCCGAGCAACCCGTAAGCAATGCCGCAGAGCAAGCAGCTGCAATTGTTAGTTTTTTGAATACCACCTGAGACTCTCCCTGATTTCTTTAAATGTCAGGCGCGGTGATTCGCCCTTGCTATAGCCAGACACGTGGCGTCGAGGCGTCGGAGTCCGCTTTGGGGAAGGATTTTGGGGCGAGGGGCATCGCGCGCCCGTGATGCTACATCGAACGTGAAGGCCGGGGGCCCCTCGGCACGTGGGGTACTGCGGGGGCGGGCACCCGCGATTCTTCGTTAGCGGCCAGTTTTCCAGCTTAGTGAAATTCACCTCCTACGAGGTGAAACGGTGAAATCATGAGTGAAACCATCCTTCTGACGCGCTCTGCGTTCGCGGCGCGACAGAACTGGTCGCCCAGCTACGTCACCAAGCTTGGCAAAGAAGGGAAGCTAGTCACCACGCCCGACGGCAAGTTGGTCGACGTCGATGCAACGCTCGCGAAGATCAAGCGCGGCGTAGACCCCGCAAAGGAAGCCGTCCGCGCCCGCCACGAAGCCACACGCATCGACCGCGACGTCTACAGCGCAAGAGACACAACCCCCGACGCCGACCCATCCCTCGGCCACGACTTCCAAGCCGCCCGCGCCGAACGCGAGTACTACCAGGCACAGCTAGCCCGCACCGAATACCAGTGGGTCTCCGGCCTGCTGGTCAGCCGCATTGCCGTAGAAGACGCCGCCGAAAAGATGGGCGCCAACCTGCGCGATCGCGTCATGGGCCTGCCGCGCCAGATCGCGCCCGAGCTGGCCTCGATGACCGATCCATGGGCCGTCGAACGCCATCTCGAAACCGCACTGCGCAAAGTGCTCGACGACATGATCGACCACGGCGCCGCAGTGCTTTCCGAATCCATCAACGATCCCGACCGCGGCAAGTTGGCCGACCTGTCACGCGCGGGGAAAGAGAGGTACGGCTCCATAGAGCCCATCGACACATCGTGAGCCATCCCGACGGAGCCGCACTGTTCGCCCGCGCCTTCCTGGCCGGCTTGAAGCCCGACCCCGAATTGTGGGTAGACCAGTGGTCCGAAGAATTCATGGTGATTCCCGACGAGTCGGGCGCTGCCGAAACCGGGCCATACCGCTCCGCGCGCACGCCGTACGCCGTCGAGCCCATGCAGTGCCTGTCGCCTGCGCACCCGTGTTTGCGTGTGGTCGCCATGGTTGCATCGCAGTTGTTCAAGACGCAGATCGCGTTGAACTGGATCTCCGCGACCATCCACCGCGCCCCGGCCAACTTCCTCGCGCTCGAGCCAACGCTCAGCCTCACACGCCGCTTTTCCGCCCGTGTGGCCAAGACGCTCGAAGCCGTGCCGGTCCTGCGTGAACGCGTCGCATCCGCCCGATCGCGCGACGCCGCCAACACCGCCGAGCGCAAAGACTTCCGCAAGGGCACGCTGTTCATCAACACCGCCGGCTCTGCTGCCAACCTGGCAGAAGTCTCCGCGCGCTACGTGTACGGCGACGAAATCGACCGCTGGGTGCGCGACCTCAACAACGAAGGCGACCCCATCGGCATCGCCGAAAAGCGCGCCAGCACCTTCGGCCGCAACGCCAAGTTTTACTACTCGAGTTCGCCGACGATCGACGGTGCCTCGCGCATCGCCGAGCTCTACGCCCAAAGCGACCAGCGCCACTACTACGTGTCCTGCCCGCACTGCGGCCACGAGCACATCCTTGAATTCGAGCAGCTGCGCGCGAGCGACGATCTATCCGACGTCTACTGCGAGTGCCCCGCGTGCTTCTACAGGATCCGCGAGCACGAGAAGCCCACGCTCTTCAAGACCGGCCGCTGGATCGCGCACGGAAAGGGCGACGGCGAAACAGTCGGCTTTCACCTGTCGACGATGTACGCGCCGCTGGGTTGGGTGTCTTGGCGAGCGCTCTGCAAAGAGCACCGCGAAGCCAAGCTGGCGATGGAAAAGGGCGATCCGGGCCTGATGCAGGTGTTCTACAACACGCGCCTCGCGCGGCTGTGGGACAACGCCCAGCAACGCACCAACGCCGATGAACTGCGCGAGCGCGCCGAGGACTACCGCTTGCGCACCGTGCCACCTGGCGCACTGCTGCTCACCGCAGCCGTCGACACCCAGGACGACCGCCTCGAGCTGCTCATCATGGGCTGGGGCGAGGGCATGGAGCGCTGGACGATCGACCATCAAATTTTCATGGGCGACCCGGCCGACCCGGCGCTGTGGGCCACGCTGGACGAAGCCCTGCAGGCAACCTTCCTGCACGCGTGCGGGAAGGAAATGAACATCCGCGCCGTGGCGGTTGACTCCGGCGGCAGCCACACGCAGGACGTGTATCACTTCACGCGCCTGCGGCAGTGGCGCCACGTGCTGGCCGTCAAGGGCGCCAGCAAGCCGAACAAGCCGGTGA